GAAAGAAAAAGCGCGCCGAGGGCGCGGAGGACGCGCGTCCACGGGCGCGCGCCATAATGAAAGAACAGCATACTTTGACATAAAAATGGTGCAAAAATGCATCATTTTTTTTGATGGATTTGACGGGAGGTTTCAAAATGAAGGCCAAAGGGAAGCCGATACTGGCGGAAGTGGCCGAAATGCTGCCGGAAGAGGCGAGAGATCTGAAGGAAGAACGGGCAGAAATGGCCCGGAACAACTGGGCGGCGCAGATGGAGGGGCTGGGATATGATGCCAGCGGGAACCGTCTGCCTGAAGAAAGGACAAACGGCGCGGAAGTGACGAAAAAGAGCGTCCGGAAGAGCGCGGAGGGTTCGGGAGCCGGGGAGAAACAGGCGAAGAAGCCGAAAAGCGCCAGGGCGAAGGCGAAACAGCCAAATGAAAGGATCACTTCCGCGTCTATATTGAAAAAGCTGAACGCTTTCGGGAAGAATTACCAGATCGAGGAGGAGCAAGACTTCAGGGAGGCGGCCAGGATCTACAGCGAGGAGGCGGAGCTGATCGCACAGATGCGGAAGCGGCTGAAAGAGGACGGCCTGACCGTGATGAAGACCTACAAGACAGGGGACTGTGAGGTTGCCCATCCGCTGCTGTCAGAACTGCCCAGGCATGTGGAAAGCGCTAACAAGTGCCTGATGACGATCAGTAACATGATCGAGAATAGGGGCGCGAAGAAACAGAAGCCGACACGGGAGCTGGATCAGTTCCGGCTCCATGCGTAAGGTGATCGCATGGGGTAGTTAAGAGAATCGCGGACATGACAGCGGCAAGCGCTATCATGCAATACTGGAATGAGATCCAGAGCGGAGGCGTGAATGTCGGGAAATGGATACGCCTGCTGTATGAAGTGATCCTGCAAGGGCTGTCAGAGCATAAATGGTATTACAGCCATGAGCGGGCAGAAAACGCGATCCGGTTCATTGAGAGATACTGCCATCACTACAAGGGAAAGCTGGCACCGCAGCGGATTAAGCTGAGTCTGTGGGAGCGGGCAACCATTACGCTGATCTTCGGTATCGTAGACGATGAAGCGCGGAGGATGTTCGTTGAGGTATTTCTCCTCATTGGACGTAAGCAAGGCAAGACGATTCTTTGCGGGGCCATTTGCACGTATCTCGCCTATTGTGGCGAATATGGTTCAGAATGCTACGCACTTGCGCCGAAGATTGACCAGTCAGATCTTCTGTTTTCGGCGGTTGAGTACAACGTACACGCAGAGCCGGAACTGGAAGCGATCACAAAGTCAACAAAGTACAGAGGGCTGTACATCCAGGAGACGAACACAACCATCAAAAAGCTGGCATTCTCCAGTAAAAAATCTGATGGTTATAATCCGATGTTCTGGAGCGCTGACGAGGTTGCGGCATGGCCTGGAGTCGCTGGTCTGAGGCAATGGGAGGTTATGGTTTCCGGTACAGGCGCACGGGAGGAGCCGCTGGGCATTGCGCTGAGTTCGGGCGGATATGAGAATGACGGCCTGTTTGACGAGCTGATGAAGCGCGGCACAGGATTCCTGATGGGACACAGCCGGGAAAAGCATCTCCTGCCGATCCTGTACATGATCGATGATCCGGAGAAGTGGGATGACCTGGAAGAACTGGAGAAGGCCATGCCGGGGCTGGGCGAAAGCGTCAGCAGGGAATTTATCAAGAAGGAAATAGATATCGCGCATGAGTCAATCTCAAAAGAGGTTGAATTTAAAACGAAATACGCGAATCTCAAACAAAATCAGTCCACAGCTTTTTTGAAGGCGGAGGATATAAACAGGGTTTTCGGATGGCGGAAACCTATGGAAGAATTGCGCTCACACTACGTTGTGGGGGGCTACGATCTCAGCCAGGTGGTGGATCTCACATCAGCCGGATTTATCTGTGAGGTAGACGGAATCCTGTGGGTGAAGGCTCACTTCTGGCTGCCAAAGAACAGGCTGGAAGAAGCCACAAAGCGGGACGGCGTTCCGTATGAGATCTACATCCGGAAGGGTTTCCTGAGCCTTTCCGGTGAGGAGTTTGTCGACAACAATGATGTGCTGAAATGGTTCATGGATCTGGTGAAGACTTACAAGATCTATCCGCTGATGACAGGATATGACCGCTGGAGCGCGATGGAACTGAACCAGAAGATGCAGGAAAAGCACTTTAAGACAGACAGTGTAACACAGGGATTCAACCTGACGAATGTGATTGACACGTTTGAGGGATTGATCCGTGAGGGAAAAGTCAGGGACATGGATGACAATGACCTGCTCAAGATCCACCTGGCGGACAGCGCCGTGAAGATGGAGAGCGGGGCGGACAGGGCGCATCCGAGGAAAATGTTGGTGAAGATCAGCAACAAAGCGCACGTTGACGGAATGGCCATGCTGCTGGACTGCATGGCCATGCGTGTTTTCAACTGGGACAAATTAGGCAGACGGTTGGAGAATAAGAAAAAGACAACGCCGGCAGGCGGAGGGGTGATTGACTGATGGGAATGCTTGAGATGATCTTCGGCAAGCGGGAACAGCCCGCAAAGCTGAAGAACGCACAGATCTTCCGGATGCTGGAAGGATATACGCCTGCATGGACAACCTGGCGCGGTTCGGTCTATGAGAGCGAGCTGATCCGGGCCAGCCTGGACGCATGGGGACGGCATACGGCGAAGCTGAAACCAAACATCAAAGGATCAGCACTGCCGGAGCTTCAGAGCAAGCTGAAAGTGAGGCCGAACCGCTTCCAGGAGTGGAGCAAATTCCTCTATCAGTTCGCCACGGTGCTGGGCGCGAGGAATACGGCTTTCCTGGTAAAGACCAGGGCGGATGACGGGACGCCGACAGGCATTATCAACATCGTGCCGGAAAGCTGGGAGCTGATCGAGTATGAGGGAGAACCGTGGATCAGGTTCATCCTGCCGAATAACAAACGGCGGGCGGAGAGGCTGGCGGAGGTCGGTATCTCCACACGGTTCCAATACAAAAATGAGCTTTTCGGGGAAAACAACGAGGCCATGAGGCCGGTGCTGGATCTGATAAGTATGCAGCGCCAGGGCATCACGGAGGGCATCAAAAACGGAAACAGCTACCGGTTCTACGCGAAGAGCGACAACTGGGCCAGTGATGAAGACATCGGCGCAGAAATGGAACGGTATAACAAATTCACCTTCGGCAATAAGAAAGCAGCCGGAGGTGTTTTGCTGTTTCCGAACACTTACGATGACATCCATGAGATGAAGGCCAGCGGGTTCACAATCGACAAAGACCAGCAGGCGCACATCGAAAAGAACGTGTATGACTATTTCGGCGTGAACGAGAACATCATCCAGAACAAGGCCATCGGTGATGAATGGCTGGCGTTCTATGAGGGCCTGATCGAATGGATCGCCATCCAGCTCAGTGAAACCGTGAGCGGGATGCTCTACACAGACCGGGAGCGGATGGGATACGGGAATGAGATCTTCTTCACAAGCAACCGGCTCCAGTACATGAGCAACAAGGACAAGCTGGAGGCCATCAAAACAAACGCAGACAGGGGACTGATGACCAGGAACGAGCTGCGGGAGATCGAGAACCTGGCACCGCTGCCGGAGCCGTATGGCAGCCAGATCCCGGCGCGGGGTGAATACTACGACATTGTGAATCCGCCTGATAAGAAAGTCGGAGAGGCGGAGGGAAAGAACGGAGGGGATACAGATGCCGGTGAAACTGAATGAGAGGGAGTACAGGCGGATTGATATCCGCAATATCGAAGCCAGGACGGATGAAGCCGGCCAGATGATCGTGGAAGGCTACGCCACCACGTTCAACCAGCCTTACAAACTGATAGAAGACCGGGAGATCATCCTGAACGAGCAGGTGGACAGGAACGCCTTCGCGGAGACGGACATGAGCGATGTGATCATGCAGTATGACCATGAAGGCCGGGTGTTCGCCAGGACAAGGAACGGGACGCTGACGGTTGAGCCGGACGAGCATGGGCTGAAGATCCGGGCGGATCTGAGCGGCACCACCATCGGACGGCAGCTCTACGAGGAGATTGTCGGCGGGTACACAGACAGGATGAGCTTCGGCTTCACGGTCAAGGAAGATGACCGGAAACGGGGAGAGGAAAACGGGAAGAGAACCATCATGCGGACGATCACAAAGATCGGGAAACTTTTTGATGTTTCTGCCGTGTCAATGCCAGCTAATGACGCGACTGAAATAAGCGCGAGATCCATCGGTGACGGATTGATCACGGAGGCCCTTGAGGAGATCAGGGCCGAGGAAGAAAGACAGCGCAAGATCGGAGAAATCCGGAAGATTTTGAAAGGAGACACCAGCCATGACGAGTGAGGAAATCAGAAACCGTCTGGCAGAGATCGAACAGCGCAGCGCTGAGATCGAAGCGAATCTGGAAAACCCGGAAGCCGATCTGGACGCACTGAACGAGGAAGCCAGGACGCTGATGGAGGAAAAAACCGGGCTGAACACTCAGCTTGAGGAACTCCTGAAAGCGGCAGAGGCGGAGGAAGAACTCCGCAAGAAGATCGCTGAGGGCAACCTGGGCGATACGAAAGAAAAACATGAGGAGGGCAAAACTATGACTCTTGAAGAGATCCGCTCCAGCAAGGAGTATATGGATGCTTTTGCCGATTACCTGAAGACCGGCAAAGAAGAAGAATGCAGGAAACTGCTGACCACCAACGCCACCAGCGGCGGACAGATCCCGGTGCCGGTGCTGGTTGACCAGATCATCCGGACTGCCTGGGAGAACAACACCATCCTGAGCCGCGTCCGGAAAACCTACTTCAAGGGCAACCTGAAGGTTGCTTTTGAGCGCAGCGCTGATCCGGCATATGTCCACGGTGAAGGCACCACAGCAGTGACAGAAGAAGATGTGAGCATCGGCATCGTGGAACTCAAGCCCGAAAACATCAAGAAGTGGATTCGGCTGAGTGACGAGGCTGTGGCCCTGGGCGGCGAAGCGTTCGTCCGCTATGTATATGAGGAGCTGACCTACCAGATCATCAAGAAGCTGACCGAAAAGGTCATTGATGATATCAAGGGAGCTTCCACCAGCCACAGCTCCAGCGCCATCGGTATCCCGAAGATCGCCGGATCTCCCAGCCTGACCATCGTCCCGGAAGCGGAAGCGAACCTGAGCGATGAAGCTGTGGATGTGGTTGTGATCATCAACCGGCTGACCAGCGCTGCCTTCAACGAGGCCCGTGTTGCCGGTAACTTCGCCGTTGATCCCTATGACGGCCTTACCGTGCTTTACACCAGCGCCCTGCCTGCATACTCCGCTGCGTCCGATGACGCGGTGTGGATGATCGTGGGCGATCTGAGCGGCGAACAGGTCAACTATCCGGAAGGCGAAGGCGTCATCATCAAGTGGGATGACCTGACAGAAGCCGAAGCCGACCTGGTGAAGGTTGTGGGCCGCCAGTATGCGGGCCACAAGGTAACCGGCCCCGGACGGTTCGTGAACGTCAAGAAACCGGCTGCCGTGACCACCTAATAACACAGGAGGGCTGACCGATGAAGGTTAAACTTCTCAGGGCAGCACGAATCCGGCACAATGCCGGGGAGATCGTAGAGGTCTCCCCGGCGGAGGCCGGTTTTCTGCTGTCAACAGGCAGCGCTGTCACAGTTTTGACAGAACTGCCGGACGAAATGATGAATGTGATTCCTGAAAAGGAGACACCGGAAGCGGAAGCCGAAAAGGCAGAGACTCCGGAAAAGAAAAACAAACCGAAGTCTACGAGGTCGAAAAAATGAAGAAGCCTTTCAAGCTCCTGATCGCGGTGCCGTGCATGGATTACATGCACGTGGACTTTGTAAACAGCCTGCTGAAACTGTGCCAGCACCTGCAAAGGGAAGGCATCAACTATCACACGGAGATCCTGAGCGGGACGCTGGTATACCTGGCACGGAACAAACTGGCCAGCAAGGCAACCTGTGAGGGATATACACATATCCTGTTTCTCGACAGCGACATGGTTTTCGATGAGAGCATCGTTGAAACGCTGTGCTTCTGCGGGAAGGATTTCGTGTGCGGAGCTTTCCAGAGCAGGCGGGCGCCATATGGGAGCTGCATCTTTTCCAGCCTGAAGCCTGTGCGGAG